CACCAGGAGCAAGTTTACTTTGTGTTTCTGATGGTACAAATACAGTTACAAGAATTATTGAAAAAGGTTATGTAACTATAACTGATTCTAATTCACCATACACAACTGTTGCAGGTGCACAAATTTTTGCAAATACAACAGCTAACCCAATAACTATTACATTACCTGCTTCACCATCTACAGGAGATGAAGTTACAGTTATAGATGCAAGAGGAACTTTCGCGTCAAACAACTTAACATTTGATAGAAATGGTTCACCTATTAATAGCGCCGCTTCTAATTTAGTATTATCAAACAATGGTCAAGCCTTAACATTAGTATATGTAGATGCAACAAGAGGCTGGGCTTATAAAACTAATTATACATCATAGGAGCTAAAATATGGCTCTTCAACAAATTAAATTTGCGCCAGGTATAGACAAACAAGACACTTCAGTAGGTGCTGTTGGTCGATGGGTTGATTCTGACTTGACTAGATTTAGATATGGGCTACCAGAAAAAATAGGTGGTTGGCAATCACTTCTTACTGATACTATTGTAGGTGTAGTAAGAAAACAATTTGCATTCGTAGATTTAGAGGGAAACAGATACGTTGCATTAGGAACAGATAAATTTTTATTACTTTATTTTGAAGGACAACTTTTTGACATTACACCTTTAAAAGCTGATATTACTGGTGCAACTATTGCAACAGTAGACACTTCAGCAACTTGCACCATTACAACTTCATCAGCACATGGAATAAACGAAGGCGATATAGTTTTATTTGATAGTGTAACTTTACCAGGTGGTACAGGTTATGCAGCATCAGATTTTGAAGATAAAAACTTTCAAGTTATTTCAGTTCCAAGTCCTACAACTTTTACAATTACACAAAGTTCAAATGCAACAGGAACTGTTGCAACAGGGGGTAGCATAACTTTAAAACCTTACGAACCTGTTGGTCCTGCTGCACAATCTTATGGATATGGATTTGGTATTGGTAATTATGGTGGTACTGTTCAAGGTTCTGCAACTACAACTTTAAACGGTGGTATTGTAGCAGCTGACACAACGATTACATTAACCGATGCAAGTTCTTTTCCAACATCAGGTACAGTTTTAATTGGTAATTTTTCTTCTGGTAATTACGCTTCTACTTCAGAATTAGTTACTTATTCAGGTAAAGCTGGAAATGATTTAACAGGGTGTACTAGAAGTACAAATGGAACAACAGCTCCATCATCTACTGCAACAGGCACTACAGTAACTAATGCAACAGATTGGACAGGTTTTGGTAGTGCGGTTGAAGCATCAACGGTTACACTTGAACCAGGTCTTTGGTCATTAAACTCTTTTGGTGAAGTTTTAGTAGCTACAATATTAAATGGTAAAACTTTTACATGGAACGCTGGTGGTGCTAATGCTACAGGTGTTAGAGCATCTACAACAACTTCTGGATTTGAAACAACAAACAATCCAACAGCTACAAGAACAACTTTAATATCACCAACAACAAGACACTTAATTCATTTTGGAACTGAAATAACTATTGGTACTCCTGCTACTCAAGATGATATGTTTATTAGATTTTCTGCTGATGAAAGTATTAATGAATATACAGTTGAAGCAACCAATACAGCTGGTTCACAAAGACTTCAAGATGGTACAAAAATTGTGGGTGCGTTAGTTGCAAAAGAAAATATTTTGGTATGGACTGATAATGCTTTATATACAATGAAATTTGTAGGTGCACCTTTTACATTTGGCTTTGAACAAGTAGGTACGAACTGTGGTTTGATTGGACAGAATGCTGCCATTGAAATAGATGGTGTTGCATATTGGATGAGTAATAATGGTTTCTTTTCTTTTGATGGTACCGTTAACTCATTACCTTGTTCGGTAGAAGATTATGTTTATGATGATATTGATACAACAAAAGGTCAACAAATAGCTGCAGGAATTAATAACTTGTTTACAGAAGTAACTTGGTGGTATCCAACTTCTAGTTCTAATTTTAATAATAGATCTGTTATTTATAACTACGGCGCTAAAGCACCTCCAGGTGAAATGGGTAACTGGTACAGTAATACAAATACTAATTTTAATAGAACAACTTGGATTGATTCATTAGTGTATCCAAAACCTTATTCAACATCATATAATACTTCTAACACAGGAACATTTCCTGTAATTATAGGTGAAACAGGATTAGGACAAAGTGTGTTTTTTGAACATGAAATAGGTACAGATCAAATTAATCCTGATGGAAGCACAACAGCTTTACTTTCTTTTATACAATCATACAATTTTGCTTTACAAACAGATCAAGGTATTGGAGAATACTTTTTAGCTATGCGTAGATTTTTACCTAACTTCAAAGTTTTAACAGGTAATAATCAAGTAACAATATCGGTTTCTGACTACCCATCAGAAGATGCTGTAGCTACTACTTTAAGTCCCTTTACAATTACTTCATCTACGACTAAAGTAGATACAAGAGCAAGAGGTAGATACGCTAACGTAAAAATAGAAAATACAAGCACAGGTGAAGCATGGAGATTTGGTACGTTCCAAGCTGACCTACAACCAGATGGAAGAAGATAATGACAAAAGTAGTAGTAAGATTACCTGAACCTAAAAAAGAATATAGTGAAGATAATCAAAGACAAATTAACAGAGCGTTGACTAATATTATAGAACAATTAAACTCAACATATTTAACACAATTAAAAGAACAATCTGAAAGATTTACTTGGTTCAATTCTGGAGGAATACGTGGCTAATATTTATAAAAACGCACAATTTGATTTAACAACTACTGGTGCAACAGACATTTATACTGTACCTTCAAACTCTAGAGCAATTGTTCAAAACATACATATGGCAAACATAGGAGCAGGAAACGTTATAGTTCACGCACATATTTATGACAGTTCCGCAACAACACAATATACGTTTGCAAAACATACAATCGCAGCAAGTAATTCACAATCCGTAGCTGATGGTACTATTGTTTTAGAAGAAAATGATATATTAAGAGTACAAGCAGATACTGCTAATGATATTGAAGGCACAGCATCAATATTAGAAATCAACAGGGAGGACAGATAATGTCATTTGTAGAAACAGAAGCGTCGGTAAGATATGAAGTAATAGATGGTAAAAGAATACCTATTATTACACCTAAAACTGAAATTACGCTTACAAATACAGTTACTGGTAAAGAGTATAACTCTGATGCTGAAGCGATGCAAGATGTTCAAGATCCTAACACATCTACAGAAGCAGGCCATATTAGAAGAGATGTTCATGTAACTGTAGAGTCAATACCTTTAGGAACGGCTACAAATATCAGTGATTGACGAACAGTAAAAAAACAAGTAAAATGCACGATACTGCATATATCAAGCGTGGCAGCCTTGCATTTCATTACATTAATTAGAGATATATTATGGGATTATTTAAAAAAGTATTCAGACCAGTTCGTAAAATAGCAAAGAAAATTATACCTAAAGAGATTAGGCCAGCATTACCCTATATTGCAGCGTTTTATGGTGGACCAGCAATGGCTGGTTCTAGTTTTATGAGTGGTATTGGTAACACAGCTTTAAGAAATGCTATTTCAAAAGGTTTAATTTCTGGAGCTACGGCTGCAGGAACCGATGAAGATGCAAACATTTTAAGATCCGCTGCATTAGGAGCAGCACCAGATTTAATTTCTGGAGGATTAGGAAATGTAGCAGGAAGAATAGATCCTAATCTTATAGCTGATTCAGATAGTTTTGTTCAAGTAGGTGATATGGCTGCAAAAACAGCAGGTACATTATCAAGAGCATCTGAAGGAATTAAAGGAGCTAGTGCATTAAAAACTATTGGTGCACAAACAGCAATAGATCAATCAGCAAAGTTTGCAGAAATTAGACAAGATGAAATAGATGAGTATAATAGAAGTTTACAAGAACAAGGTGTATTAGATAAAACAAAAAGAAGAACAGCAATATTTAATATATATAAAAATGCTGGTTATGAGGATGATTACGTGAATAGTATGTTAGACAGATATGGATATGATGACGGTGGTGAAGTAAAAGATATTCCTGGAAAAGGTAAAAAAACAGGTATTGAAAAAATATTAGAAAAATTAAATGAGAAAAGAGATGATGACGAAGATACTTCTAAAAATTTGGCCGGCGGTTTAATGGCAGCAGCAGAAGGAGTTGAAAAAGCTTTTGGTAGAGGTTTTGGTGAAGTAGAACCAGTACCAATGTTAAGATTTGCTAGAGGTGGTGAAGTAGAAGAACAAACAGACGATTTAGGTATTATGGATTTAATGAAAGATCAAGGAATTGAATATGGTGAACAAGTTTCAGTTTCAGGTCCGTTTGATGACTATGATGATATAGCTATGCAATTATTTGGTAAAGGATATAAAGACTTAACTCCAGAAGAAATGGAATTGATGCAAGAAGAATTAGAAAGACTAATGAATAAATTTAGAAGTCGTAAAGATGATAGAGGTATAATGCAAATGGCATCAGGATACAAAGATGATATAGAAGAAATGTATGAGCAATATGTTTTTGAAATGGAAGAACAAGGATTACAACCAATGGATTTTGCATCTTTTTTAAGACAAGCT